CCCAGCGTTATTTAAAAGCCTGAACTCTTGATCTTCTGACAAGGGTATTCTGGGCAATGGTATATATTGACGCGTTGTAATCGCCGCAACAGGAAACGAGCCTACATAAATATGCTTTATCGTAGTTGATGGCGCTTCTGCGTCATTCGTTCCTTCGATATTCAAATCCCTGCGGTAAAGTTTCATCACACCCCCGACATCAGGGGCAGTACCAAACTGAACATCTAGCACAGCATCACCAAAAGAAACAATGTCATCCGCTGCCAAATCTAACGCCGTATTAGTGCCTGCATTAATAGCACCATCTGAGATAGCAGAAGTATCAGAAATCACTATATCTTGAGTTGCCGACTCAACTACCACTGCACCTGAACCGATAGCCATTCTTTATACTCCTACGTAGTCACGCGCAGCAAACCAGTCTGCTTTTGTGATATTCGTATTAACCCCAAATAAAACCTCAGCCCGCGATATTGCTCTTTGAAGTGCGGCGATGGCATTATAAGTGTCTGTTTGTGGGTTTTCATTGAACAATTCTAGGACTTTATCCCGATTATTTGAGAGGTCATCCGATAAATCTGATGTACCTTCAAATAATAATTGCAGCCATGTTCTGGCTCCATCAGAGAATTTGTTATCAACCGTCAAATCATCAGGAACAATGGATTCAAGTAATAAACTAGGTGTTAACATTTCATTAACCGTTTCACCCCCTACGTTATTAGCCGGAACATTAAACAAATCTAATGTTTTCTTAGTCTGCCCGTCTATCGCCGCATAGCCCATACCTATAGGATCATTAGCCTGTTCATCACGCAATAATATTAAATGCGCCGTGTTATTTTTATCAAATGCCATATTAATACTTCCTATTCTGCTCTATAAAAACCTGCTGCATTAATCTGCGCAGTGATATCTGAACCGTCAGGCGTTGCCACAAAATCATGCATGGTCATTGGGACTATGTTTGCATCTGTTCCACTGGTTGAATCGCTGTCATAATTAGTGACAAAATCATTCCAGCCATCACCAGCCGCTACGCCTGTCCATGTTTGGTCTGGTATATCCAGATCCATACGGTCGTTAGTATCGTCAGGCGCAAACGCCACAATGTCTGCATCTGTTAGCTCTTTACGCGCATAACCCGCGTTAGTCACTTCATTAGTCGTCCCAGAGACAAGATCAGTTAACGTGTCTTTGTCTTTTAAAACAGCAGCCGATTCTATGCCTGCTGTTGCCAAAACGACGATAGTAATCACAGCATTAGTCGGGTCACTTAAATCTACGCGATTATAAAGCTCAGCCACACGGCCCAGAGCGATATTCAACACTTGATCAGCCATTAGCCTTCCCCCAGTAATTCACACGCATGGAAATTATCTTTACGATACCCAGACGGATTGTTTTTGTCAGGTGATGCTATGTCATTAAAATTATCTTTCACATATTTGCGACACTCTTTTTCGCCACCCAGGGATTTATTATCGTGGCAACAGAAATAACCAGGTGAGCGCAATATCTTAAACTCAAGATCGCCGTCCTGTGTATGCAAAATCACCTTGCCCTTACTGAGTGTTGCATAACCTTCGCGCACCGCGTTATCAATAAATTTCTGGGTAAAGTTCTGGCGTTTTGACAATCGTTTCACTTTGATTGTGTCAACAACTGGCTCGCCTTTTTCTAAAATAAGCGATCCGTCATCGTGTTTTTTATATAGTCGTTTAATTTCCATTATTTACCCTTATTGTCTATTTATGTTTACTGACTACCAAACCGCTCTAGCGAGTAATGATTACCATCGCCAAAATGCCCACCCCACCGGCATAGCGGGTGTTGCTGTTCCCACCATTCACCAAGGGTTTTATGGCCTGATGTGGTGCTGATAAATTTACCCGCTAAAAATAGGTTTAAATCAATGGCCAATTTTAATTTGTGACATGATCGCGGCTGGCCATAACCTTTGCGCGTACCAAAACTGCCATGAATACGCTGGTCTCTAAATAGGTCGCCACCTCTAATATCAAAACCCTGGCTATGCGCCTGATCTATTAACCGGGGTAACAAGCGCATAAAAAGCTCTTGTTGTTGTCCCAGGGTCATGACATTAGCTCTACAGTAACGCCAGCTTTGGTCAGGACGGTTACATCGGGTAGCACTTCTTTATAAAATACGGCAATACTGGCTTGTGATAAATCCATCCAATATTGTTCGTTATCGCCGCTTTCTTTGGCATCGTTTTCAGCCACGGGCTTTCTGTTTAGCGAGTTAAATTGCTGTAATAGCCCTGCTTTTGCCCGGCAAAATATCGCGTTTTGATATTCTGTGATTAATAGCTCTTCGCCATTAATCAAGCGGGTATTGCTCTGTGAATAGTCGAGCAAGCTAGTAAATCCTAAATCCTTTAACGCTGTTTTAACTGATTCTAACTGGTCATTAACCCGGATAATAGACATCACCAGACCGCTGATAATTACCTGATCGGCATATTCTGGGGGGATCCGGTATTTGTCCATGAGATCGCCCAGCATTAAATCAGGCCAGAAGCCGTCGTTAGTGACAGGGGCTGCGGTTGTTAGTGAGGGTTTTCCAGTAAGTGCCATAGTTTTTTCTTATTGCTGATACTGATAGTTAGAAACAGGCGGCTGATTCTGATTACTGCTCGGATCCTCCCGAATTCTGTTGGTGGGCAACGCAGCAATTGGTTTCTCCGTAGTTAGCCCTAAACAGAGTCCATCTATAGGAACTAATGGATATTGCGCCCTGATTGCGGCTAAGGCGACTTTTCTTGTGATTGAGGCGCTGTAAACTGAGCAGTAATTAACCCGGTGCTGATGGATGGCATCCAGTTTGCGGGCATTAAAATGGGTCACATCCCCCCATTGATACCCGTCTTTTAGCTCTTGCTGACAGCCGGCTAATGACAGTAGGGTGATGAACAATAATAAAACTATGTCTTTGATCATGTTTACCTATGTTGATTAGGTGCCAGAGCAAACAATCGGATAAGTGGAGAGACGTATGAAGCACGCTTTAGCTTATCTATTGACTGTCTGCACCTGGTCTTGGGAGTTGTTACTCTGCTTTTTTAGCCAGATGTTTTTCAATTTCATCTGTGAGCAGTTTTACCCCGTGTTTTTCAGGGTTCACTTTTTTAGCCTTTAGGCATAGTTCATGAGCAGTTTCATACTCACCATTACGTACATGGTGTTTAGCCAGCATCGCATAGGATTTACTCATGCACAGTGGATGCACGTCCCAGGCGTCTTTTTCTGCTGTTGCCACCATCACATCAAAATATGGGCTGGCGCCATGATCGTCCTTGAGCATGACATTGGCCCAGTCATAAAGCGTATCAATCAAAAAGGTGGGCATATCGCGCTTGATTCGTTCTGGCATTTTCTGCCTTTGCTGAATCAAATGTAATGCCAGGTATAATCCGTGCTCGATTTCACCCACATCCAGCAGCCAGATCATGCACTGTACTGCTACGGTGTTCGGGTAATTTTCTGCATTAAGCACATATTCATCAACAAACGGTAAATAGATCGGTAATACCGATTGCTTTACCTTGGCTTTGTCCAACAAGTTTTTTTGATTGCTAATCTTTCTAATATCAACATCTAGCGCGGTTTGGTAGTGCTTTAGATCACCCAGCCCTTTTTTAGCTGTTTTTTCTGTAGCAGGTGCAGCGGTCTGGTATGGATTTGCTTCGCCATTTTTTTCAGCATCGTCAATCTGCTGAGCTTTAATGCGCTGCAGCTTACCCATGCGCTTATTAGATACCGGTGCAGTCTCAGGCTGTGTTTCAGCCTGGTCTTGTTCCGGTTGATCTTCTTTGTTGATATTAGCCGCTTCAATCTGGGCGGCTTTAATCTTACGTAATAGAGACATTAATCACCTGTTATGCGTATTCGATACCTTCGACAAATCCGGTCATTTTTTCGTCCTCGACCACATAACCCTGATTAACTGAGTTAAATTCCTGCACTTCATTTTTCTCTGGCTTGTCTTTCTGTAATCGACGTACTGAGCTGTCTTGATAATAGATAGATAAATTGCTGAGCGGTGTTACCAGTATTGAATCAGCAGGGAAAAATGCAGGCTGAATCGTGGGCATGGTGGCATAAGAGCGGGTAATGCGCCCTGATAACATCGCTTTTTCTGTGGGTGTATTGCCGTTGGTTTCATAGTACGTATCTTCCTGATAGGAGAGTACGTTAGAGCCAACCAATAGAACCAGGTCATCACGTTCGCGGTGATAAACCGGCAATAAATCCTTGGCTGACTTGGCCAAGACATCCAGATTATCAAAAGTTGCACTGCCTAACGTAATAGACCCGGCAGCACCTAAGACATGTTGTGATCCTGCGTTAAAGTTACGGATTAATTCCAGCCAGCCGATATTGACGTCGGATAAATCCGCTGCCACGGTATCTGCAATAGCAGACGTACCCAGCCAGCCTATTTTTAGCATGTCGTTACCGATGGCCTGGCGCACCAGAGCCATATAACGGGCCGCGAAATCCGGGAACTTTGCCCAGGCATCAATCAGCGAGTATTTCAGCGCAACATCAAATTCCGTGGCGAACAGTTCATAAGCCTGTGTGTCCAGTGCGTTTAAGTGTTTTGGTGTCCGTTCTGCTGCGGCTGAGGTATCAGTACGGCTGGCCACACTGCCGCTTAAGCTCATACCAATTTTTTCGCCTTTGATTTCAGAAACAGGCATTAGGTTAATCGAGCGTAAAAACTCGTTACCGTCTTCGACAATTTTATTATAAATAGTTTGGGCCGCCGCCGGTGTTGCTGCAAAGTCTTGGCCTACTTTAGGGTCGGCTGCTGCGATACCGTAGGCTTTTGCGGTATTAGCAAAATGCTGCAGTAAAATTAGTTTTGCTGATGCGCTTAGGTTCATGTGTTTATTCCCTTATTGATAATCCGATTCTTTGAAGTCACCGCCACCCGTATTTTTAGGTGTTTGTGTTCCTTTAGCGGCATTAATAGCCATGTCCAGGCGTTCGCCCTGGGTTTTTACTTCTTCAGTGAGTAATTTAATTTCATCCGGCGCTGAACTATTGGCCATAAGATCGGTTAGTTTCTGCACCATGTCTTTTAGCGCGTTAAAATCATCAGCCGTGGCATAATGCATTTCGGTATCATCCCCACCGCCGCTGTCATCATCAGTGCCGCCATCGCCACCCGCGCCTAACTTTTCTAGTTTTAGCAATAGTGCCGCGTTTGCTGTTTTTAATTCTTCCAGCTCTTTTTTATCAGCCATGTCCGCCTCATTTTCGTTTGAATTGTGTTTAAAAAATTTGGTAAACCAGCCGGGGGGCTGATCATCATTAAAGATATGTTCTTTATTCTCTACAAAACCACTAAAAATAGATTCTGCGTGCTCGCCTTGCTGTGAGAATTTCATTTCCTGAGTGGCTACACTGGCCGGTTCGTCTGTTGCTGCGAGACCTTGTAAGTACCAAGTACCCTGATTGCGAAAATTAGGCCGTAATTCCATGCTGGTATGTAGCATCTGTCCGGACTTCACCGCCTGACGGTAAAACTCGTTCGGCTCGATAATCGCATACAGATCCACTCCGTTTTCATGATTCGATTCCGCCTTTAAAACCAGTACGGTGCCAAGCCGATACCAGGTGGAATGACCCGGCCAAACCGGGGCACTAAAAAACTCCTTATCGTAATTATCTGCCGCCTGGGTTAGCCATTCGGGTTCGATAACTCGACCGTCTACGGTTTCACCGCTGCGACCAATTCTTACCCATCCTGTTTTTACTGCCATGTAACACCTAGATTTACGTTAAACTTACGCGTAATTTTAGGGGTTTATGCGACTAAATCAATCTGTTTAATTCCTTAGAATTCCTATATAAAACAAACACTAGTACCCAAAAACAGCAGCGCTCTTTTTTTGGTGTAATACACCCTAAAATACGTGCTAATTCCACTAACACTATAGATACGCAATGGCGAAACACTATCCCCCCGAGACAAAAGAGCTATGCAAGAAATTTTTTGTACAGGGCTGGAGTATTAATATGATTGCAGAGCGTGTCGACGTGGACCCGCGCACGCTATATAATTGGAAAGATAAAGGCAACTGGGAAGAAAGTTTTGCTGTCGATAGCATAGAAATGGGCCTGGCTAAAAAAATAAATGCGCTCGCGGGGCTGGATGATCCGACTGACGCGCAGCTGAACCAGCTGGATAGACTGTGTGCAACGTTTGGACGCTTTAAAAAAGATGAAGCCACGGCTAATGCGATACAAACCGGGCTAATCCCCACAGCAAAACCCACGCCTATCTATGGCGATGTTGAGCACGATGAAAAAGCAGAGAATAAACCACGTAAGAAGCGTGAAAAGAAAGTTAAAAATGATATTTCAGGGATTACTGAAGAGCAGCTGGACGAAGTACGCGAGGATTTGTTCTTTGATTATCAAAAGGAATGGTATGCCAGGAAGAACGATTTACTTACCCGGCGTAACCGTTTTATCTTAAAAGGTAGGCAGATTGGCGCTACCTTTTATTTTGCGTTTGAAGCGCTGGACGACGCGATACGCACCGGCGATAACCATATTTTTCTTTCTGCCTCGCGCGATCAGGCGGAGGTGTTTAAGGCCTATATTATTGCCTTTTGCCTAGAATATTTTGAGGTTGAGTTAAAAGGGCAAGGGGTGATTATTCTATCCAACGGGGCAGAATTGCGCTTTCTGTCCACCAATTCACGTACGGCCCAGAGCTACCATGGCCATTTATATGTAGATGAATGCTTTTGGATCCCTAATTTTGCCAAAATGTGGAAAGTGGCGTCAGGTATAGAAAAAAAAAAAAAATGGCGGCGTACTTTATTTAGTACCCCGTCAGCCATCAGCCATGAAGCTTATCCGATGTGGGCCGGTGAAAACTTTAACCGAACTAAAGCGGACAAAGATAAGGTTGAATTTGACATCACTCATAAAGCCCTTAAAAACGGTGCTTTAGGCGTAGATAAATGGTGGCGGCATATGGTCACTGTTAAAGATGCAGAAAAACAGGGCTGTGACCTGTTCGACATCGAGGAGCTGCAGACTGAATACAGTAAGGATGATTACCTTAATTTATTTATGTGCCAGTTTATTGATGATGCCAAGAGTATTTTCAATCTTGGCATTATGATGACCTGCTATGCCACCGAAGACTATAACGACTATAAACCCAAAGCCGCGCGGCCTTTTGCTAATAAGCCGGTGTCGATTGGGTATGATCCCTCGCGTACGCGGGATAATGCATCACTTTGCGTTTTAGCTATTCCGCTAAAGCCGGGGGATATATGGCGGGTATTGCAAACGCTGTATTTTCATGGGCAAAATTTTCAGTACCAGGCGAACCGCATAAAAGAAATATGTCAGACGCATAATGTCCAGCATATCGGTATTGATGTCACTGGGATGGGCTATGGATTGTTTGAATTAGTTGAAGGATTTTACCGCCGGGTAACGCCTATTAACTACTCCAACGAAACAAAAACCATGTTGGTTAATAAGGCTATTGATGTCATAGAAAACGGCCGCTTTGAATATGAAGCGGGCAATAAAACCATCACGCAGGCGTTTATGATGATCAGCAAAACCACGACCCCTAGCGGTATGATTACTTATGTTTCTAACCGGAATAGTGAGGCAGGGCATGCGGACGTTGCCTGGTCTATTATGCATGCATTGATATATGAACCCATCGCTGTGAATAAATCAAAAACCACCGCCGTTTTTAGTGATTAAGTTTTAATTAGGATAAAAAAATGAGTCAATCAAAAAGCACCAGTAAAAGTACCCGTACTGAGCGCAGCCGAAGTATGGCCTTTTCCTTTGGCGATCCAGAGCCCATTTTAGATAGCCCAATGGTCAGTTATCTGGGTGTATACTTAGATACGAAGGGCGATTATTACCAGCCCCCGATTGATTTAATGGGCCTTGCAAAACTCATGGGGGCCAATGCCTACCACGGGCCTATTCTGCATTTTAAAAAGAATATGGTGCTTAAGTGGTATGTACAAAGCGCTCTATTAAGCACCGTTGAATTCAGAAAACTAGTGCTTAACTATATTGCTACTGGCAATGGTTATCTGCAAAAACTAACCAACCGCTTTGGCACTGTAACTAAATTAATCAGCCAGCCATCTACACTAATGCGCAGTGGTAAGCAGCCAGGCCAATATCATAAATTACAGGCAGACGGGTCGTCGATTGAGTTTTTACAGGATGAAATCATACACTTGCTGGAATATGACTTGATTCAGGATATATATGGCGTGCCTGAATTTCTGGGCGGGATTCAGTCGGTTTTATTAACTGAGGATATGACTTTGTTTCGGCGCAAATATATCCTGAATGGTCAGCATATGGGCTATATATTAGTGACCAACGATGCTGATATTGATGATGACACCGCGGCGGAAATAAAAAAACAGATTAAGCAGAGTAAAGGCCCTGGGAACGGACGCTCGTTATATTTGAATATTTCCCGGTCCAATGCCAGGGAGCCAGTGCAGATTATCCCCGTGGGTAATATTGGCACAAAAGATGATTACGAGAAAATAAAAGGCATTACCGAGCGTGAAATGCTGGCTATGCACCGGATGCAACCGGGATTATCCGGGGTTATTCCTGACGGGATGGGCTTTGGTGATATGAATAAGATCAAAGAGGTGTATTACGATCTGGAAGTGACCGCACTGCAACAGCCATTTTTAGAGTTAAATTCTTTATTAAATGCCGAGGTGGTTAAATTTAATGAGCCGGTGTGGACAGAGAGCCAGGATAGCTAAGTTTTTACCATGAAGGGCATGAAGTACATGAAGACATACAATATATAATGTTCTCTGAGCGCCTGCACTGAGCGTAGTCGAAGTGCTACGTGAATTCTGAGGTGTTTGGCGGGTAAAACTACTCAGGATTTAAGCTGGTGCACGTGATTTTATATAATGGTGGGCAGAAAAGATTGCCCACCCTACATTTTTTACTTAAAGCTGTGGTTTAGTTGTCCAATAATTAATTGAAAAAGACAGTCGATCTGGGTTGCGGTGATGGTTCCTTGTTCCATGGCACAACATACGCCTTCGACTGCTCCCTTTAACGCCTGGATAATCCTCTCTTGCTCTTGGGTTTTTTCTGGTTTCACGATCATTACTCCTCAAATAAATCGAGCTGATCCAGTTGTACAGACAATAGAGTTAACTCAGGCATAGGATGGCCGGCCATATTGCACAGATTTTGCAAAGGTTTTAAGAGCAGTTTGCGGGTAAAGGCGTTATTGCTGTCGGTGAGTCGCTGGGTTAAATCAGCAATTTGTTTAACCACGGCAATATAATCTTTAGGGGCTAACTGACCATAACCGCCCGTTTTCCAGATAGAGGGCAGAACCTCACCACAAACCCAGTGCTGAAATTCCATCACATTGGGTTTATTGGAGCGCATAATTAAATGAAAGACGCCGCCAATGCTTATAAAATTTGTCTCTCTTTTCCCCTTTATGGTGTTGAGTTCCAACATCATAACCCACTCTTTTTTGACATTTTCAAGCGTGGCACCTGACCAGGTAATGTCTAAAATTTCGCAGACATCACGCGCACAAAACCAGACTTCATTATAAGTGTCGATGGCGGTACGCACGTCATTTTCAAGAAACTGTAACGGGTTTTCAAGGGTTTTTAAATTATCCATGGTTCACCTCCTGAGTTTTCAACAGTGGTAGTAACACTGCAAGGCGCACGCGCTTTACCGTATCGGTATAGCGACTTTGCAGGGCTAGGATTGAGGTTTTATGGTGTAGTGGCACGATTGCCACCAATGTATTGAATAATACTTGCATGATGATTTCCTTCATTTTTTCTACTTAATGAACTCCAATTAAGGAGAGTTAGGAGGGTAGAAACAGCGAAAGCACTGCCCTGAATATTGGTTATTCTCCAGGACTCCTAACTCATAATCTTAGTTATTCGGAATTTCCGTATAACTGAATAATCGTTAGTCATAAAAAAACCGCTATCTATCGGGTGCGGGTTCCGCTCTCAAGGTTTCTACGCCTCGTAAAGAATAATAGCAGGGATTTTATTAAGGGTCAATTATACGGGTGTTTAAAACACAAACCCTATATTTACACCATATTTACTGTATACAGTATAATTAAACTCTCTAAATCAGGAGTTTATAGTATGCGCATATTGTGTCCGCACTGCCACACCAAAGCCTTAATAACCTCAAGTAATGACCTGTCTATCAAGGTCAAAGATTTATACTGCCAATGTACCAACACGCAAAAATGCGGGGCTTCGTTTGTCGCGACCCTGGCATTTAAGCACGATATTAACCCACCCCAAAAAACCACGCTACAAATTGCCGCCGCTTTAATTAATAAATTAGAGCATAGCGAGCGCCAGCAACTTATTCAGGGAGATTTATTTACATGAGCACTTTAGTTTTAGTACACGGTTTTAATGTGCGCGATAACGGTAAAAAGACCATTGATACATTATTGCCCTATTTACCCGAGCATAAAGTTTTACAGGCTGATTATGGTTTTTTTGATCTGTTCGGAGTGCGGTTTTTTAATAAAAATATTGCGCGAGTAGTGGCGGGTATGACGCCTGCGGGTGCTATCGGTATCGGACACTCTAATGGCTGTGATATTTTAGTACGCGCGTGCAAACAAGGGGCTAAATTTAGTCGTTTGATTCTGATTAACCCGGCACTGGATAAAGACACGGATTTTGACGCCTGGGAAACGTTGCGGCGGGTTGATGTGTTGCATAATGTCGATGATGTGACAGTAACAACCGCGCGATTTATCCCCTTTAGCCCCTGGGGAGAAATGGGCCGTTATGGGTATCAGGGAAATGATAGCCGTGTGGTAAATCATGAGACCAAGCGCTTGTTTAATGCATCAGGGCATAGTGATGTATTTAACCATGCCAGAGCCTTGGCAGCGTACCTGCACGGCCAGCATGTGTGTCTGAATAAAAATTACCTGAGTGATTAATATCGTATTATAAACCGTAGGCCGGGTTAGATTTTCTAGCGTAGCGAAGAGATGTAACCCAGCATTTTACAGTGATAAAAGTTTAATTCTGTCTATTTCGATATTATAGAATATACCTAGTTAACTGTTCTGTTGCTACAGGCCAACACCGGAGTTGGACTCAAAAACAGCTTGAGCAAATCCCATTGGTGTAGCACTTCGTAAGTTTTTGCGATCAGCGCCAGGCGGCATTCGGTGTATCCTGTCGTCCGGTTCTCCGACATCATCTGCAAAAAAAGGTTCGGGCATTACAAAATCATTGCCTGTCCATAAGCAGGTCTTTTTATTGTAATTGTCCTCCCTGCAAAAGCCGGTATAATCAGAAGGGTTAAAGGTACAATCAGGCTTTCTCCAGTAACTGCTTATCGTGCTTACTGGGTTTTCGATTAAGTAGGGTGCTTTCGCCCATTCGCAAAACTCGGCAGCAGTAGCAAACAGGTTTATACTGTCGGCCAGTTTCCTAAGCCCTTTACCTTTAAACCATCTCGCTCCACTCACTGCTAGGTGGTCACAAGGAGGAAAGGCAAAGACCACGGCAATCTCATGCTGTGCGAATGGTGGAAGCCATGGTTTTGATAAATCGTAATGTATCCTGTTTATTCCATCATCTTTTTTACCAGTGTGTTGCAAGTCGAGCGCATAGCATTTATAGCCAGCATTCAGCCAGGGTAACAAGATATTTCCAGTGTAATCAAAGAGCGATACCGCGACAGAACAAGGCGCTGTACTCTGACCACAAGCAGCACCGTTTTCAGGGTTAGTTTTTTGGTTATTCAAAGTCTTTTCTCCGTTCATAATTTAGTGGTTTTCCGCTTGTGGCAGGTAAGCTGAAACGTTATATGCTTAGGTCTGTTTGTTTTCTTAATTCTTTTAGCATTGATTTAATCATGATTTTTAATGATGTTTGCTCTTCTTTAGTTGCAATTATTCCGCGAAGCTCTGACCTGCCAAGTGCAGCGTTTCTTTTACGAAACGCTGCTTGTCTTTCTTTTGTTGTTGCCACTATTAATGTATTTGTAAATGGTTTTCAGCACCACATCTTTCAAGCAACGCGGTATGGTATCTTCCAGCAGCTGTTGGCTCGTAAAGTTCTAATATTTGATCATATTCTTCTATGCTGATAACAGTAGTAGAATTTAATATGTCACCGTTTACTGAGTTTAAGATTAACGCTACATGTTCACCTCCAGACACATTGTAAACATCACATGCAAGCCCTTGGTTATAAGTTTTTCCTGCAAAGCTGGATTTAGTTCTCATTTCGCTATTAGTTCTGTATGTAACATCTAATCTAACGTTCTCAATTTCAACTGTTTTCATTTTCTTACTCCGTTTGTTTAGAGAATTTCTAAACTCTGTGTACCATTATACAGTGTTACGCGTAACAGTAAAGAAAAGAATGTAAATAAAGTAAAATAAATTTAATTCATTATAAAAATACGCATATAACAATCTGCTCCAGCCGACCGCAGGCCGCGCAGTTCGTTGAAGTAGGTTGTCGTTTAGTTAAAATCTGAGCTTTGCTTAAGCTCATTCGTTGCCCTGCCTGCGTCAGCTGAGCAGGGCGTTATAAATCATTCCCAATCCCTTAAGAATTTACCTTTCTTTCCTTTTTTTCCGTTAAATTCATTTCTAGCCATAACAGGTGCATCAACAAAATCAGCCCTGTGGTTTTTTATCACAAAAACAGATTCGTTTTGTGTAGTAATATCAAGAGCACTAATTGCTAGAGCTATTTGTGCTTTATTTGCTCTATCCATAAATCACCTCGTAAAAATTTATAACAATCTACTCCATGCGACCGCAGGCCGCGCAGTTCGTTTGGGTAGATTGCCATTTAGTTAAATTTCTGAGCTATTAAATAGCTCATTCGTAGCCCTGCCTGCGTCACCTGAGCAGGGCGTTATGTGGCTAATAATTTCATTGTGTCATACATGATTTGCATTCTATCCAAATATTCTTTAACCTCGCTGGCTCCAGTTAATAATTCATTAATTGGTATAGCACTTACGTCTTCATTTTTTTTAGCATAATTTTTGGCATAATGTTCTTCATACAATTCTGCTAGTAAAACCCTTGAAACGTAACCACAGTCTTTATGGGCGTAATACATGCCATTTTTTTTTAAAACATATGGAATTTCTAATGCCATAAACTTATCTCCGCGTAGTAGTACCGCCACATAACAATACGTTGCAGTGTAAAAACCGACAGAGCGGTTTTTTTAAAAAATTTCAGTTTGTCCTTTAAGAAAACCGTTTTCTTAAAGGGCTGTGGTAGCCCAGTCGGTTTCACCTAAACTACTGTCGTTATGTTTCTGTAATCTGTTGTATTTTTTTTCTTAATCGCTGCGGCAATAAGAACTCTCCCTGTTTCATTTTATTATTGACATCCCAGTTCTTTATTTCTTCAACCGTTCTAAGCGCTATTAATATTTGCTTAATAGTTAAAGGCTGTCCATTTTTAAGTATTACCGCTTCATCATCGCAAATTCCTTGGCTGTACTCACTCATAAGATACCCTTAATTTAAAATTCACTTTACAAAACATTGATTTTCTAGCAATAGTATAAAAGGGTATAAAAGGGGACGATACCCGTTAATATCCTCATTACCCCCCCTTCCGCTCCGCCTTATTCCTCAAGTCCCTGGCCTTTTTCTCCGGCGTTTTAAACATAAAACACCGTATCTGTTTTTTAGTAATACGCGAGGTAATCACCGTGCCGTGGCTTATATACTCATTTTCTACACTGGTGGTTAAAATCTTATGTAACTCAGTATGATCAATAAACGGCAATTCACAACGTCTGGCCAGCTGAAAATATTCGCGAATACTGACCGCAATATAATCCTCCGGGGTTTTATGATGATTGATCTCATGCTCACCAACACCGGACTCTGTTCCTCTATGGCTGGTAAACCGGGTATTTAAATAGTCAAAATTGTCCCAGAATTGCACCACCTGTACACTGTCCATTTTTAAAGCCAGCTGCCTTGTTTCTGCCATTCCGATAATCGTATCTTGCATTTTGTTAATATCCTGCTCAGGGATATCAATCACTAGCGGCAAGCAATCGGTAAATGCCATCAATAGCGCGTGGTTTTCCATGATCCTATGCATCATAACCAGTTCATTATTAGATAGCGTGATTACATGCTCAATAAACCGCGCTGAAAACCGCTTTAACATGGCTTTTTCTTGCGTTAACACATGCAGCATAAAGCCACTGACCTGTTCAATATCCAGACTGTTTAACCGGTCGCTGGCTTTTTTCCCCTCGGGCGTATGGTGCGCACGGTCTATTTGTACATGTAAAAATCGGGACAGTATCGCTTCGCTAGCCACCACAGGGATATTTTGAATAGCACATAAAGCCGCGCGAAAAGGTGAGCTTCGGGTTTTATTATCCTGGGTTTTTACCCCGGTATGGCGGTCAATTTCGCCATTATATAATCCCTTCCATTCATCCCAATTAAACTTTTTCAGGTGATTACTTTTCGCGGCGGTTTCGTTATCGGTTTCATTAAACACAATGGGCATATTCGACAATTGTGATAATTTCCGCGTCACCCCCACAAAGCTGGAGCTGTTAGGGTTAAAATTATCACCCTCTCGTCCAGTTATTTTCCATAAAAAGGTTTCCAGATCGGTTTTACCCGACCCCGCCTCACCAATAATTTCCAAAAAAGGAAAACTTCGATATTCCTGGCGAATTTGTTCGGCAAATAATGAGCCCACCCACCAGGATAATGACACCAGACCGCCCATACCATAGGCCGCTTTAAAATCCTGATACCAGTTAACCGACGGCGTTTGGGTCAGTTTCTGTTTTAACGGAATGGCGGTTTTCATCCCTCCGGCTTTTAATTCAAAATAATCATCCTGATTGACCTTAATAACTTTGCCATTCTGCACCGCATAATCATTAAAGATATAGGCCTGATTGCTTTTATTATAGCCCGCATATTCCAGGGTAATTACGTTCATAAGTTTCTCCTTATACCATTCTTCTATCATCATTTCATGAGATGCAGCGGACTTTTTAATCCGTGCGCCAGGGGCTTTCACAAACAGCGCTTTTTTAAATTCGGTGGGGCTACTAAGCGCCGCACCCGAAAAATATATCAGCGTGGTTGGGGTGCTATTCTCAAAATCAACACGAATACAGTACACCGGGTCTTCGCCGATATTGCTTTCCAACACATAGAGTAGTGAGGTAATGCAGTTGGATTCTTTCATCACCTCGGCAGACATAGAAAAAGATCCGTTTAATACTTCGGTACTGCTTTTGGGGGCTTCCTTGCTGTTCTCTGTATCGCTTAAATCTTTGCTGGCATCGTCGTATTTCTCTTTATTAACGGTGCATCGGTACATACAGTTAAAGTGATTAAACACAAAAAAACGTTTTTTACCCTGGTGATGATCATAAATTAACTGCGCTTTATCCTGCGCACTATTGACCAGCTCCAGCCGTCCGAAATATCGGTAGTCGCGTAAATCCTCCTGAGTCAGTTTATTTTCCTGGTATAAATCATTCCAGTCATGTTTGCTCTCCCCATCGCTACTAAACAGGGCGCTGGTTTTCTGGTTGTGCTCCTTTAGCCATTTAACGTGTTTGCGCGTGTAGCTGCGCCCCGCTTTGTCGTTATCCAGTGCTAGTACCCAAACTATATTTAGATGAAAGTGCTTTTCTAGGGTTGCTTTGGGCAGTGATCCGGCGGACATAATCGCGCAGGCTTTTTTTCCAGACAGCCATAGAGCAATCGCATCAAAAACCCCCTCGGTTAAATAAACCTGATCACGCGCCTCTATTTTTTGCCCTGGGGGCATCCACCAAAGGCCGCGAAATGAGCCTTTAAACGATTTATTACGGATTTCTGTACAGCCATCGTCGAGTGTTAGCGTGACATCATCAATTAACCGCTCCCAGTAAACGCCATTGGCCATATCCAGATAAAACCGAATAGAGGTGCTGCCACGGTCGCCTTTTGGGTGCCAGTAACTATGCTGGGTATAGGCACCACGCAGATTATCCAGTGGAAACCCGCGCACCAGGGCTAGATAGGAATCTGCTGTGGCGTTTGGGTTTTCCTGGGTGGCTGGGTATTTTTTATCCAGTTCCTGGTATAGATCAGGAAACAGGTTTTTAGTGGTTTCGGTGTAACCGCATTTTGATACGCGGTTACATTGCACCATGCCGGGGGTGGCTTTCCAGGTCCATAATGATTTTTTCTCACATTCAGGGCAAACCCCTTCGCGTAAGTGTTCGCCACGGGGTTTAAAATGGTAATGGGTTTTTAGGCGGTCGGTTATTTGTGGGGTTAGGTCGTAGTTCATTCAATGCCACCTAATTCAACACGATAATCTTTATTGATGATCCCTGTTTTTATAGATCCAACTGAGCAAGATTCCACCCAGATTTCATTACCATTTTGTAATCGTCTGATATGGCCGCGTCTAACATGCCAGCGAGGGCTTGCATGCGATCCGCCTTGATGTTCTTGTGCCTGTACGTGAGTGCCTGGCAGGACTAAAGTTTTATATTCAAATAAAGGGAGTTTTCCTCTTTTTAGCCTTTTTTTATTTAATTTTTCTGAGGGTTGGTGGGTTTCTGTGGTGATGTTTGAGCAGTTTAATAACTGTATGAATTTAAGTATTATTAATACATTATTTAATACATACTCAGCTCCCACCTGGCTAAGAGGAGTTACACCATTTTTGTGAACTTTAAAATCTTGCCCTACTTTGTTGAATTCTATTCCTGTGGTCATATTTTGATTAAAATAATATCCGTATAAATAACCTTCGATCATTTCAAAAACAACGGCTATTATTTCTCCATGACTTTCTTTAATTTCACAATACATTTTATCGAATGGTAAATTAACAAAATTAATTTCTTCTTCGTGTTTTATATGTATCAAAGAGGTTGATATAAAATCGAATTTAACAGAATCAATTATTAGTTGTTTAATATACTTAACTTTAGCTAGGTAATCTTGTGGACAAATGGGGATATTTTTATCTATAAAATTAATCAATTTATTACAGTTCATACCCCCACCCCCATTATAGCCCGACCAATGATCTCTGGAATTTGCGGCACCACCGCATTACCCAGCGCTTTTAATCGAGCCACCCTGTCGGGAAGCCCATCATTTCTTGGACAAATTGCGGGTTGAGTAGGCATTCCGATGGGTTCGCATGTGTCTCTATAATAACGCGATTGTTGAGTTGATCGTGGTGCACTCTCTTTTTGCTCAAATGCTCCTGGCTGTTGGGTAGCATGATCACCTTGTCCCACTTTTGATGGTTGCTGCCGGATAGGTCGGTTAGTGTCATGCCGCGTTTGTTGTTGGGCATATTCGACCCCCGCGTGGAATCCGACACTACTGGTGTGGGTAGTAATCCCTTGGCAAAGGCGATCAACGTCCGCCCCTTCTGGCTGCTGGCTACTTCTTTGTCGGCTATCGATCGTGTGGGTGTGGGCCACAATCCACACTCTGTTGCGCCTATGGATGGCTCCAACAGATGCAGCTGGAATAATAAACGGTTGCGCGGTGTAGTTTTGACTCTCCAGGTCATAAAGCACATCATCGAGTGCCAAGGCGATGATACCAGTAACGTTTTCGCCAATAATCCAAGTGGGTCTTGTCTGGGCGATAATTCGTAACATCTCCGGCCAGAGGTGGCGGTCATCCTGCTGGCCTTTTTGCTGTCCGGCGTGGCTGAAGGGCTGGCAAGGAAATCCACCACTGATAACATCGATTTGACCCATTTCGCGTTCAATTATCTCTCCTGTTAAGGTTTTTATATCGCTGTGTTTAGGCACGTCTGGCCAGTGTTTATCAAGCTTACTCAAGCAATAGGGATCTTGTTCACAAAACCCTACTGTATTCATTCCGGCACGTTCTAGCCCAAGACTAAAACCGCCTATGCCTGAAAATAAATCAAGGTGGTTCATGCCACCACCCCCATCAATCGCTGATAAGCACCCCAACGTGCATGATTAATTTGCTCGGTAGTCGGATTGTTAACACCGTGCATACGGGTATTAAAAAACCGCTCGAATCGGGATAGATCATCCCTGGTCAGCTGCGGCAAATGCTGCCGCAACCAGCCTTTATTGGTCAGTGGAATACTGCACATAGCAATCCTTTTAGTATGGTAGGCTTAAAAGCGTTTCGATTTCATCGGCTATTTTCTGGTTTTCAGTTTCAGACCAGTGCGGTATATAGCGAATATGTAATATCTGATGAAATAATCGAAATCCTTCAGCGTCCAGATAAACAAGACGGCCCAGAGACTCTTTAAAATTGCTCATATCGCAAACCGACAAAAACGCCTTACCCAGAAAAGCACCAGACTGGCCGCCAGCCCTAACGCGCTTTAGCAGTAAATCACGCTCTAGCCGCATCGGGGTGATGCCGCGCTCCTTAGCTTCGCGCTGCAATATTTCGTCGAGTGAGACGTTATGTCCATTGCCACTAACTAACGTTACTGGGGCATTCATCGCTGGCCCCCTTGCGCATTTGCCACGCGCTTTAATTCGCCATTAATTACCAGACGCAAGGCTTTAACGGCTTTGCGCCCGACATCGCCTTCCAGTGTTAAGGCTCCGAAGTCAGTATCCAGAGTTATTTTTTCACCGCCCAGGGGGATTTGCTTGGCTAGGGCGTAGTCTAAACATTCAGTATTCATGAGCCAGCTCCATTTAATGCCTGAATTTTTACCGCAATTCGGTAATATTCATCATCAGACCAACCAGAAACATGCCGAATATGCATGATCTCGTGAAATAATCGCATCCCGTCACTATCAATTTTAGTGATCTGGCCTAATGACAAGCTGAATGGGCTGTGAAAGTAAGCCGACAAAAAGGCTCTTGCTAAAAAATCACCTGATTGTCCGCCATCCCTAACACGCTTCAGTAAAAATTCAGTATCTAAAACAGGAACTTTATAGCCTAACTTGCTTTCTTGCTCTTGTTTAAATTTGTTTTTTAGCTCTTCTACGCTAATAGTGTTCATGACTGGCCTCCCTGCATTTCTGTATTAAAGCCGGGTAAGCTGGTTTGCTTAGAGTCTTTACCTAGAAGAGTAAAATCGGGTGAAGGCAATCCAGCAAATGAGTGACGTTGCTCTAGTTCATGCCATAGGGTTTTTAATAGCAAAGCATCGGTGACGCTGGGCAATAACTGTGTAATAGCACGGATCTCTTTAAGATTGCCGCTAAAATCAGAAAATTTAAGCTGTAAATAATCGGGCTTATCAATAAAGTAACCGGCAATTAATTGTCGCTGCACTTCCCAGGCAAGATCATCAGTAAAACTTTTTACTAGTAACAGATAGCCTGTTTTTGTGACTAATGTTCCATTGGTTGATTTTGGTTTAAAGCCAAAACTTTCCCATATCCGCGTATGAAATTCGGACGCGGATAATGCAAAATAATCCTCATCTTCAACAAAATATTGCTTGTTGTCGTTAAAGCGTTGTCTTGCTGTTCCATCAGGACGGCCATGAATTTGGTCAATTAATTTAAGCGGTAAAACACGCTCTTGTTTAAATTCAATTTCAGGAACGTCGATATGATTGATAGTAAGATTTAAGAAGTTCATGCTATACCCCCATTAAACGCAATAAAGGCAGCATCACCGCAAAGCGCACGCGCTTGACAGTATCCAGTGAACGAGATTGCAGGGCTAACAGTGTGAAGTTGTAACGGTTGGGTGCTAGGTCTACTAGCGTGTTGAATAGATTGTTCATGATCTGATCCTTGTACTAAAGATTGAAGACCAGCGCGAAATGCTACTAAACATAGGGCGATGGGCGTAAATCGGGTTAGTAGACCGTGTACAAGGGTACGGCAGACCGAAGTCTCCCAGAATACGCCCATCATAATGATGGTAAATTTTTGGCATAAAAAAAGCGCATTACCGAAAGGTGCGCTAACACCTCGTACCACGAACGGCCTACTAAAACCGTTGTCCTTTTGTAAGGACGACTTCATTTTGCTCTTTTTTCGGAAAGGTGTCAATGACTTATTTAAAGTTTTTTTTATCATGCTTTTTTCCTAGTGTTTATGCGCTGTTACAGTGATATAATGCACGTTCTAGCCACTGTCTGACCGGTGGCTAGGGTTGTTTTTTGGTTTAATTTCTATGATTCGTCTAGCAGATCGGCCTGGTAAGGATGTCCAAGTTTTTCTGCTAGTTCTCGCATTACACTACTCAGCATGTTTCTATCATCCTGCCCTTCTGTTTGATTTTTAGTCCTGCAGACAGCAACAAGGTTTTTCAGATCATCTGATTTCATTTTTGCATGAGTGGTTTTTATTGCTATGCCTGTTGTTTCATAATCATACAAGGCATGTGCCCATTCCTCTTGAAGAGAAAGCAAATATTGCCCGGAACTTTCATTTCCGCCTGTTCCCTTTACATGCCCCAGGCTGATTCTTGCTAAATACATATAAACCCGTTTTAGCTGAACAAAAACCGTGTCTTTTTGCTCATTTTCTGTGCAAAAAGTGGCTATTTTATGCGGTTCTTCCGAGCTATAGCTCGGTGAAAGGTCGTTTTTAAGGTCATATTTGCACGCAGCTTGCAAAATTTCTCCGTCTTTTAGCAGTAATGTTCCGTAAAAAAGCACTTAATCATCACTAAGAAGCCCTTTTTTCTGTGTTCGCCAATCCAGACCAATCTGATCCACCAAAGGGCGCAATGAAATATATTGCGTATCACATAATGTATAAGTAAGGTGTGGACGGTTAGCAAAATGCATCACGCCAGTTACTTTTAATTCATTCATGTTTAACGATCTCGGTTACAAACTGCGCGGAATGCGCGGTTATTTTTTAGCCTGTCCGATTTGCATATACCGGTTCAGTTCCTGCGCAGGGAATACAACCCGCGCCTGAAAAACATCTTTAAGATGCTTAAAATTTTCATCCTCCTTTAGAATTCTGGCCAGTTCTGGGTTATCGCCTTTAATGCCGCTCCAGACCCGTTGTCTTTGTGATTCAGTCAATGTATTTGTGCTCACTAATCTATCTGAATCATCAACAGCCACAATTGGCGGCGGCAATGGGAAGCTATGCAAGACAGGCATGATCCAGCCCTAGAATTTTGACGTACGTACTAGGCGAACCAGTGGCCTAGGTGGATTGGGTGGCCGTCTGCCATTAAAGCTAAACAGCTGGCAAACCATCAGTAAAATCAGCATCAAATTTTCATAATGACGCTGAATCAGTTGTATTTCGACCAGCCCCAGCTTTTCGGCAATCACTACAATTTCGGTACTGCCGTGCGCATGCAGTTTTTCAGCAATATGCTCGATATGCTTTGATACAGTGCTTAATGTTCTGTGTAAATGAAGTGCGATTTCAGGCCGATAGTAGCCCATACATAAATAGCGTAATACCTGCGCTTCTTTGTCAGTCAACGGCCCGTTATTAATGATTTTCGCTGTTAATTTATGCATTTTTAGTGTTTCCGCTAATTTTCAGGGGTGAATCATTAGGAGATAATGAAAAAAAGCCCCCAATATTGGGGGCAAGCTAGAGGTCCTACTAGGGTTAATCGACTATTTTATTGTGCTGTACTTTAATGCCGTACAACGCTTCCAGTCCGGCATTAAAAATCTTACGGTACATGGTTGTAGGCTCAAGGTTTTCAAGCCCTGCGATATTATCTACAGCAGTTTTTACACAAGGGCTGTGACGTAGGGTCATAACAACCTTTGGGTCTTTTTTAAAAGGTGGCATTTGGTATAATCCCGTATACATATAAATTGGTAATAAACTAATGAATACAGTAACACGTAATATAACGAGTAAAAAGGCAAAAACACCAGAAATCACAAGATTATTAGAATTATTTTTAGCGCTAGATAAAAAACCTATTGATATTGCTAAGGAAATTGAAATTTCAGAGCGAACAATAACTAATTTTATTTGGAATAATTCGCCAATAGGCGGGCAGCTATTGCGGCAATTACACCTAAAATACGGCGCTTCAATAGATTGGATTTTATCTGGGTCTGGATCAATGTTTTCCTGTCATAACTCCGCCCAGGAGCCACACGGTAATTATTGTGTAATGGATTCAAGAACCTGGCGTTTACAGCGGTTTATTGCTGACTTTATAGATACCGCAAACCCTGACGAACAAGCGTGGCTGGAAATGCAGATTAAATTTTCTGTTCCTCAGTATGCGCATTTTTTACAACAACTGGAGAAAGAAAATGGCTGATCTATTTAAAGTATTTGATCAAGTGGATGAAAATATTAGGATGTTATGTATCGATTCTGTTTTTGTTGGCTGCTATCTATATAAGCAAGGAAAAAAACAAGCTGCAGAGAAATTAATATCCACTTCACTTGCAGCAGCCAGCATTGATAATCCTAATCTGATAACCGCTATTTTTAGCGATATTAAAAAGGCAATGGAAACGTGTAGAGCACACCAGGAATTGCAATCGTTAAACACGGATTAAAAAATAATTTATGGGGGGGGGTGCCGGAGAAGCGTAAAA